CTACGCAGGTATACTACTAAACGTGCTACGTTGATACGATCTAATGCTGATGCATTTCTTGCACGGGTCTTTTGACCGTATGCTACTAAACCAACACCGTTAAAGAATGGAATTGGATTAATTTTTAGTTCGTATAATGTATCGCGTTGACCTTCGTTCAGAGCAACTGTTTGGAATTCACCTGTAGCAGCATCAATATACCCCACTGCTGTAGCGTTGGTAATACCGCCACGTCTTGTACCAGCTGGTGCAAACCATGGGAAGCTGACATTGTCGCTGAGTGCGATGGTCTTCAGCATCATGTGACTTGCTGGAACCACTGCATTAGAACCACTTAGGTCAGTGGTAAATCCATTTGGATAGTATGTGGCCAAATATTCATCATAGGTCACAACACCGTCATCGCCGTTGTCTGTGACTAATTCTGCATTAGTACCCCAGTTGTTCAACGATGTAGCATCTGCTGGCAATCTCAACGGAGTATCACCTACTACAAACGCAGTAATACCTCTGTCAATGTTGAGATTAACTAGGTTGCTCATTGTTTCTGGATATCCTGGGCAAGCTATGATGTTGAAGTTTCTACGTTCTTCATCGCGGATCTCTTGGCTTGTGTCAATCACTGACTTCAAAGCCTGTGTAACCACTTTGCGTTGTGCCTTGCGACCAAATGAACCAGAACCGTCTTCATTGTTGCCTGAAGCTGTGGTCCAACGATCTGGGAAATAAGTCTCCATGCTTAGTCCAGCACCGCTGACAAATGCTGATCCTGCCAGTGTAGCTGCACTTGTTCTTGGATTGTCGCTGGCTGTATCGATGTAGCTGTTTTGATACTGCTTGACGTTTCCGCCACTGCGTCTAAGATTCCATAACAACATACCTTTAGGATACAGTGCTGGATCCGGAGCATCTGGGTCTAAGAAGTTGTTTGTGATCAAGTCTTCTATAGTTGATTGACTTGAACTTGTTCCTGCAGTATTCCAACGAGCATCTGCAAACAATACACCTTCTTCAGTTGTTTGATCTGTTTTGTCTACTAATTCCCAACGTAGTGTAGCATCACCGATATCAGTTAAGTTGCTGTTGTATCTGTAGATTGTTGGGAAGTTTTCCAAATCAGCTGTGCTAATCCATAGATCGCCTGATGTAGTAACACCAGACACATATGGATTGCTGGCAGCAACAATAGGCAAGTAACCTGTTCTTAGAGTAGCTGTTGCAGCTTCAAAATAAGGTGCTGTGCTGTGTCTATATCCTACCCATGTGTTACCGTTGTGAACCATGATATCCACATCAGCAAAATTAGGATTGTACCACAGTTGTTGATCAGCTGGTTCATTTAATGGTGCGTCAGGACCAGCAGCAAATCTTGGATCATCTGCAGCTAGAGGTTTATATCCTGATGCCAAATAGTCTTCTGCAGCACCTGTAGCAAGATCTTCTGCTCCCACCGCGCCGCTGCCCAGTGAGATATTGTAGAAGTTTTCTGTACCTGCTCTGGTCTTGATGTTATAGGCTGTGAACAGAGTTGACAAAGGAGTACCTGTGTCGTCTGTGAGTCTAAAATCGCCGCCATCATTGTGAGTAATTACTAATCTGCTCTGTGTCGCTGTCACAGCTACTACAGAAGCTTCGATGTTTGTGAAGCCGGCTGCGTTGATAGCAGCAGCAAACTTGTCTGCATCGCTGTTGTCGCCTGTAGGAGCATTTCCTGTTGCTGTGCTCAATGTAATTGTTTTAGCTGCATCTAATGCTAACTGCCCTACAATGCTTTCAGCCAATGTAAATGTTCTTGTAGATGCTGCGGTAAAGGTTCCACTTTTGACAATGTTAGATGTAATGCTGGTTCCTTGACCTGCACCAACGTTTCTATACCATACACGGAATTCAGCTGTGTCTGGTGTTGTGTCAAATCCGCTGTTTTCTTGTGCGTTGCTTTGTACAAACAATGTGTCTGCTGAAATGTTTGTGCCACCGCCACTGCGGTCCAAATAGTACAAGGCTGCACTTGTGGATGCATAAATTGGTGCTTCTGATGCTACCCATGATTGTGTAGCAGAGCTCCACTGCTTGCCTCTCCAACGAGCGCCTCGATTAGGTTCAGTGGTTTTGATCCATACAGAACCTGTAGCAACTCCTGATACAGTAGTAGTGTTGTCAGTGCGTTTAAAAGTAGGGATATCGGTGTGCGGAGTTTGTTGCAGCTTAGGACTGATATATTCACCAGTTTGGATGCCAATTGTACTCCAAGCAGCTGTTCCGTTGTCTAAGAATATTCTGCCATCTGGTCCGGTAGAATCGCCTGGCGCACCGTCAGCTGCTGATCTACCATCGGAATAAATGTATAGTTTGTTAGATACTACTCTTGCTGTAACACCTGTGATGGCCGCAGCATTAATGTTGGTAGCTATTGTTGCCAATGTGCCGCCTACGATTGAAGTACTGTTAACGAATAATGTACCGCCGGTGTTGCCTGTGTATGTAGAACTGATCACTACTGGCCAGCTGGCCTTCCAGGAATTTGATCCTACTAACACCCATTCGCCGGCGTCTACCGCTGTGCCACCACCACCAATGCCGCCATTACCTGCAGACTTGTAGTAGATTCTTGCAAGGTCTTCTGCTGTACCGAATGAAGTATCGCCTTCGACTGTGCGGAACACCACTGCGTAGTCGCCGATTTGACCTACAGCTTCTTTTGGTGCGTTGCCTTCAATCTTAGATGGAAAATCTGCGTCTGTGAGTACCATTGGCACTTTATTAGTGAATTTTTGTCCGCCTACTGTAGTAGCGGCTGCACTGTTCCACTCTTGGATACCCCAAGTTGTAGCCTGTGTATCAATCCACCATTTGCCGTTTACTGGGCTCGCTCCCGGGGCATCTACTTGTGCTGCAAGTTCGTCTAAGTCTACATCAGCACGAACAATAAATGCCGCGTTGCTTACACCTAATAAACTGTATGCTGCTAATAGTCCATACTCGTTACGCTCTGAGCCATGAATAGGAGTTGAACTCGCTGTCTGCTCAAAGAACGGAACTCCAAACAGATCGGTAAGATCTCTCTGGCTGGTAACTTTAAATGCTTTGCCAGCATTTGCTTTGGTTGTTGCTGAAGCTGTGTTAGTGCCAGCTCCGTTTGTTTTATCTTGGGCTGTCGCTACGACGATAAGAGGAACTGTACCAGGTTCTGCTGGTGTATAAAAACTCTCGTCGATTACCGTAACTTGTACGCCTGGTGATGTTAGTGCCATATCGCCTATTCTCCTGGTAATAGTTGCTCATAATATTTAGCATACTATTCCAAAAACAGCGAGTTAGGTGCATAACAAAAGGGGTCTAAAAGGGTAAATATCACATGCGACCACTATGCAAGGCCTGCGCACAGAGACCTAGAGCCATTAATTACTACAAAGACTCTCGTGCCTACTATAGAACACTCTGTGAGATCTGTTTATCACACGGTGCAGGTGCGCATATTCCTCGTTGGCAACGTGCAGGATACAAACCCAAGACCGTGTGTGAAAAATGCGGGTGCAAAAGTCCGCACACAGAAGTGTTCAGGGTGTTCCACATAGATGGAAATCTCAACAACTGCAGACCCAATAATCTCAAAACCGTGTGCTTGAACTGTGCTGCTGTCTTAGGCAAAGAGGGAATTACTTGGCGACAAGGCGATCTTGTGGCTGACTATTAGTTCTGCACTCTGACGATATAGTTCATCGATGGTACCGTTGTTATTGACAATGCTGTCAAACTCACTGCCCAACCATGCCCATTCTGATGCATGTATTTTGCGCATCTTCATGGCATTAAGACCTACGTTATTGCCTTGATTAGCACTGATAGCATCAGCATACCACTCAGGTAATTCTCCACGTTGTACCCAAACAATCTGGCCACCTGCATCTTTAATTGATTTGATTTCGTTGGGGAATCTACAGTCTGAAATCACAATATGGTCCTTGCTCATACGCAGCTTGTTTTCCAGCGAAGCGATCCATATGTCATCGTGAAACGATCTACGACATACTTCTGTGCCCCAGTATTGTAGAACCCATCTAGGAGTTAATGTAGGCATGTCTAAGCGTTCTGCCCACCAAGGATCAACTTGTTCTCGCCACTCACGAGCCTGTGCAGTGCGTCCTTCCAACAGAGTTCGATCCCATCCAAACACACTGGCTACAGCGTCTTTGAGTGTCGAAGCAAAACTTTCTCTGCGAAATTCGTGAAAATTGACTAGATAGTCGGCTACAGTGTCTTTGCCCGAGC